TTTTTGGATTTTATCAATTTCTTTTTGTAGTAAACTTACAGCTTCGTTATTCGTGGTTATTTGATTTTGTTTTTTCAGTAAATGCTCTAGTGTCTTTTTAGCAAGAGTTGCTTCTTTTTCTAGGAAGCTAATCTGTTTCATAACCTTAGACATTTCGTTTTGGATTTTATTAGCTTCTTCTTTAATTTGAGTAAGTTTAGTTTCTTTAAAACTATCCTCTAGGTCATGATCGCATGTAGGGCAATGATCGTTGTCTTCATAAAATCTAGCTTCTTTGACCATACCTTTTATTTTATCAGTTAGTTCATGTTCTTTTCTTTGAAGCTGTCTGATATCAGAATCAGTAACTGAATATGATCTGTTAATTTCTTCTAGATTCGTAGATAAATTTTCACCAAGCTTTGCAGACTTACTAACATATCCTTGGATTTCTGTTTTATGCTCTTTCATCGTAGCATACTTAGCATCAATCATATCTTGATTAATACCTTGAAGATCTTTAATATATTTAGTTTGGCTTTGTATTTTAGACTTTACTAATTCTAAGTTATGATCTAAATCTATTAGTTCATCCTTAATTTTAGAATTCCTTTCCTTTAATAGACCATTCATCTTACTAAAAATGTTAATGTCTAATAAATCTTCAATGACTGCTCTACGCGACCATGGTGGTAATTGCATAAAAGGAATAAAGGAACTGCTACCTAGTACTACTACCTGGTGAAACGATTTATGATTTAATTTAAGTATATTTTGTTCTAAAAACTTTTGATAATCTCTAGCATTTGCTGCTTGGTTAATTATTTTTCCGTTTTGATATATCTCAAACTTAGTAGGTTTAATAGTTCTTCTGACTTTAAAATCAACTCCTCCAATTTCAAATTCAACTTCTACTTCGGTGCCTTTTTTATTAATAGAATTGACTAATTGGTCTTTCTTAATATCCCTATGGGCTTTACCAAATAATGAATATGATAATGCATCTAGTAATGTAGATTTACCTGCTCCATTTGATCCTACTATAAGAGTAGATGGTGTTTTATCTAATTGTATTTTTGTAAATTCATTTCCAGTAGACAAAAAGTTTTTCCACTTTACATACTTAAAATTTATCATACGACCTCTAGGTTCTGAGCTTCGGTATAAAGCTTTCTCAATTCAATTTTTAAATGATCTTTATCTAATTCTGTATCAACAGCTTCAACATATGAATCTAGTAAAACAGTAGTATCTTCAAGGGAAACTTTATCGTCCTCAACGCTATCTCCTAAGAATTCTTCAAAGTTTTCTGCTATTTTTAATTCGTATGTTTCAGTAGATTGTAACTTGTCGATAAATTTATCGAACATGTATAGATTGTTTTTATTTAATACTATAATCTTAACAAATTTTTCTTTAAATTGTTCCATATCAATATCAGAATAATCATGAGTTTCATCGTCATACACAAACTTTTTAAACATTGTAATAGGATTACGTACTGGTGTAATCTCTCTTGTTTCTGTATCTAATATGTGAAAATATTTTGGATCGTCAACATCTGCCCAAGTAAATTCAAATTGTGAACCAAGATAATGAATTGGTCCTCTTGATGATTTTGTATGAAAATGCCCAGATAACACTAACTCAAATCTTTGAAATATATCAGACTCCATACCGTGAGGATTTGATATACCTGCCATCATATCAAAACCTTTTAACTCAAGATGTGCTCCTACTATAGAAGCTTTACAGTTTTTAAGAAACTTTGTGTATTCAGCATAGTTAGAATTGTTAATCCATGGAATTGCAGCAACACCACAACCTGCATAATCCAACACTTTAGGTTTCATAATAATATTAACATTAGATGTAAAATAACCTAACAATTCTTTTAAAGAACAAAGCTCATTAGTATTTTTGAAATATACATCATGATTACCAGGTATAATATCCATAGTAATACCAGCATCTCGCATTGGTTCTAAGAAGTCTCTGCGGTTTTGGTTAAGAGCTTTGAAGTTAACGAATTTACGATGTTCGTAGTAATCGCCTAGGTGAAGTATTTGTTTAATATCATGTTCTTTTAAGTAAGGAAAGAATACTTCCTCGTAAAATCTTCTTTGATAGTTTAAAAATATATCTGATGAATTTCTTACACCACAATGTGTGTCATTTAAAATAGCTACTTTCATATTATACCATAAACAATTCTAGTTTTTCTAAATCCTTTTCTGCTTTAGCAAATTTCTTAATCTTTTCATCAGAAGTTTTAACCTTAGCAATTCTTTGTCTTAGTGTATCGACATACTCCATGGTTTGTTGTGCACCTGCATCATCCATTCCCATTTGAGCAAAATCTTCAATACCCATTCTTTCAATAAACCTAAATTTAATATCTTGTTGTTTTTTCTCCTTTGTAATTCTACGAATAAACGCAAAGTAACAAATTTGAGTAAAGTAAGAAAACGCATTTGGCTTTCCAGTTCTTGTTGCTGTTTCAATATTGTAATTAGAAATAGCCTTTAAACAATTTTCTACTGCATCCATAACCATTTCTTCTCTGTATGTGTATCTTACAAAGTTTGGTCTGTGGGATAAACCTTCTGATATTTTTAAGAAGCAAGAGGCAATATAGTTAGTAACCTTAGGGGTTTCTTTACCTTCTTCTTCTAACTTATTTTTATTAGTAACATACTCAACTACAGCGAGTGAAAATTCTTTGTTATTAATATAGTGTGGCTTTTGCTTTGGATCTGCCATAGTTAAATCTCCATTATTAATGTTGTATAGGTACTATTATACCATAAAATCATTCATTTGTACATAGTTTTGTGAATGTTGTTTGCATTAATCCGTCGTCTGTTTCATTAACGCTAACGCGTAGGGTGTCCCCATCATTAAAGTTAAAAAACTTTTGAATGTTAAGATCTTTATCGATTACTAATGCTTTATTCTTTCGATGTATTCTATAGTCGCAAAACATCATCTCATTTTGATCAGGTTTATATATCATTTTAATTGCCTTTTATTGCAGAAAGTCCTGTACAAATTACAGAAAACGTGGTATAATAATAGAGTGGTTCCGAGGGAGGGTAATATAAAGCTAATGTATTGTTCGTTCCTTTGGTTCATCATCAACTGATGGTTCCTCCATATCGCTGGTAGGATCGATGTCTCTTAACATTCTGACATATTCTTCTAAACCTTCAGAGTCCGAATCGCCGACAGGCGTCTCCAAAGTTCTTTTCTGTGAAGCTATACTGATATAGGCTTCTCTTATTTCTGCACTAATTTCTGCTGAATGTATAATTCTCGATCGTAGTATTTTAAATAGGGTTTGGTCTGAAAATTGGAACCATGGTGTTAATTGGTATTGACCTACTAAATTTTGAATAAGTTTAAATGGTCTTTCGACAACGTAATTTTCACCATCAACTTTGTTAACTAAGGCGATAATGTCTTCGCCACTATATAATTTAAATTGTCTTACCGATATGTCCATTAAATTTTTATCTCAAATATTTTATAATTAAATTTCTCTTTACTATATATGCTAATTCGTACACCTGCATGTTCTAATGTGTAATTCTTCTTGTTCTTCCAATGTAGGTCATCTGCAATATCGTACACTTTAGTATTTATACCATCTGCGCTCTTCCTTAGCCCTCTTCCTATGCTTTGTAAAACCCTAATTTGAGACTTACTCGGTGAAGCAAATACGATATTATGAAGACGCTTAATATTAATCCCAGTAGAAAAAGTACCCATGGAAGCAACAATAATTGCGTTATCTTGTTGCTCTGTGATTGATCTGATCTTCTCCCTAGTATCGACATCGGTTTCTCCTGAGACATAAAATAATTTCCTTTCCTCGGAACGAGGTAGTTTACTTATCTTATCCTGTAAAAGCGAATGCAATGGTTTACCATGCTTCTCTACAAACTGAAATAATATAAGTGTGTTTCCATCTTGGTCTAAAGCTAAATTACTAATAAAGTTATTCCGTGGTTCGTACTTTACAATAAAATCTAGCTCATCATGATATTTCATTTTCTTTACAAGTTTACAATACTCATCAGCATACTTTAAAAGCAATACCTGAATCTCTAACTGTGCTAATGTATTCTTATCCATTAACTCTTTGGTTGTTGTAACCTTGTGCACAGGTCCAAACAAACCTTCTAAAACTAACTGATGAGTTAATGTACCATCAAGGGTTCCTGTAGTACCTACTCTGTATTTAGCTTCAGTACATTTTTCTAGTATTGATGTTAATGACTTAGCTTTAAAGGAATGTGCTTCATCTCCTATAACCATACCGTATTGTTCAAACCATTCATGATGCATCTTATATATTGATTGCCATGTGGTAATAATAACCCTAGGTTTTATATTATATTTTTCTTTACCTGAGTATATTCTATGGCAGTTATCTTCTACATTCCAATCCTCAAGTTGAGAATAGTCGTTAAAGTCAGAATACATCTGTTCGACAAGTGACGTCGTTGGTACTACTAAAAGGACTTTGTTATCATACGTCTCTAGGTAATATCTAACAGCTAAATATATAATCAAACTCTTTCCAGAAGCCGTTGGTGATAGTAGAAGGCTTTTAGTTTTTGAAAGCAAGAGCGAGAGTGCCGTAAGTTGATAGTCATGGGGGATAATACCCTTACCGTTCACGCTAGGCCGTAATTCACTCATAAACCCTTCAATATCAATAATTTGTTCAATATCAGGCCTTGAATAGTACTCATCTTCCTCTATCTTCAGGGTATAGTCCCTAACTTCACAGAATTCATTGAGGTATTGGAACAATCCACCATACAACGTCTTACGCCTAAGATCGTACAAGCGTATTTTACCGTCCCACATCCTATTTTTATACGCTGGCATGAATTTATACCCTGGAACGTAAAAACAGAAGTGTTCTGTTAACTCTTGCTCGATACCAGGATCAGTTAGTATCTGTATAAAGGTTTCGTTAAGTTTCTTAACTGTCACTATGTCCATTTAAATACCACTAGTAAACTTTCTCCACTCAATCATATTTTTAATAGTTTGATGTCTCCACTTAACATTATCTAAAATTTCTTTTAATGTATCTGCAGTGGTTTTAAGATACTCAATACGAGCTTGAGCTTTTTGAATATCAGGATCTGAATCATAGTAATAATCCATATCCCCTTTTAATACCTTTAATCCATTTAATGGATCATAATCCCAACCTCTATCGTCGATATCTTCTTTGGACATTTTTCCATTATAGTGTAACCATTTATCTTTAAGTAAGACCTTAAATTCCATTTCTCTTTTCTTAAGATCTAAACGATTATGTGTTACAAATTCGAGGTATTTTGCGTGGAGTTTTGCTGAGTCTTTAGAAGATTCGTCAAGTTGCATTTCATCAATGTTTGAGTCTTTCTTCCACATTTCTAATATTTTTTCAATATCTAACATAATTAATTTCCTATACTACTATATATGATAGTAGTTATTATATAAATTCAAACGAGGTATATTTAAAAGTTACGTCTGCTTGTAAGTACTCAATTTCAGTGGCACCTGTTGTAAATTCAACACCACTTAAACTAATAGGAAAAACATCTGAGAACCTAATAGTTTTACTTACGTTATTGTGTGAGGTTAATATATTTAAAATGGCATCAGATTTAAATTGCTCTCCAACATTAACTATATTATGAATCCAATCAAAAGTTTCCTTATAGTTATCCATATCTTCAGTAATATTAAACTTAATAGTTAAATCATCGAATGTAATTCTGTCTCCAGTAAATCCTACATTAGCTCCTCTGAAAGGCATTGGTGCTTCAGCAATACTAATTGATGGTAAAGATACTGCAGTACAAAAGTATTCTAAATTAGGGTACAATTGATTGTCAATAGTAAATTTAAACCCAACAGGACTTAAATAGTTTTTATTTGAAGTTAGTGTAGCCATATAATAATCTCCTAATACTATTTATAAGTCTTTTAGCATAGAACTCAGACAAAAAAAGAGGGATCCTAAGACCCCTCTTCATCAGAATTAGAATTAACTAATTACGGTTTACACCATAATTCCGTCTACTCTAAAGATTCTGAAATATGGGTTGACACGGTTAGTACCCGCACCTGTAGCTGTTCCCACGAATGGGTTCTGCTGCATTCCATATCTAGTTTTGAATCCAATTCTTGGCTGGAAGTCATTCTCGCCAATCGCTTTAACCATAGTTAAAGGAACGTATGGGCAATAGAAGATACCTGCGTCGTATGGATTTGAACCTCTGTAACCTACACAAGCGAAATCGCTAGTAGCATAAGGATCGATATATACTTTCATTCTACCGTTAAGAACACCAGCAAAAGTATTACCAGTATCGTCAACATTTAGGTCAGTTGAAAGAGCAGGAGTGTAGTCTAAAAGACCAGCTGCTGCTAGTGCTGAAGCAACATCAGAAGAACAAAGTACAAAATTACCTTTTCCTCTTCTTGTTTCTTTAGCGATTACGTTAGCTTCTCTTTCGAGTTGCATGATGAGACCTTTAAATCTCTCAACCATCCATCTTCCGTCAGAATCAGTATTAACGTTAAATACACCTTTAAGTGCAACACTTGCTTGAAGTGCACCGATTTTAGCTTTAGTAAGAATAGTTCTAACCATCTCTCTGTTGATTTCCGCAAGGATTTCAGAAGAAAGAATATTAGCTAATTCGCCTTCAGCATCTAGACCGTGGATTGCTTTAAGATCTTGAGCAAGTTCCATAGTGTATTCAGCTTTAAGAGCTCTTGAGTTAGCTAGTACTTGAGCCTTTTCGATTGAGAAAGCCATTTGGCCAAACTGGTTAGCACTTGAAATAGCTGAACCGGGTACAGCTGTACCTTTAGCTTCTGCATTAGCTGTAGTGATACCAGAACCGAAAGTAGATACAGTATCAGCTTCATCAGCGATAGAAGTACCTGCGTCTCCAGAATCAGCTACACCGACCAATCCAGTAGGATCAGCTTGATGTGTACCAGTTCCTGAGAAATCAGTATCAGCTTCGTTATGTAAAGCTTCAGCACCATCTTGTGCGGTGTATCTTGACTTCATTGCGAAGATTAGACCAGTAGGTCCGTTCATTGGTTGTACGCCTGCGATATCGTATGCGGTCTGCTGCTGGATAACACGTCTTACAAGAGAGATCAATACTGGATCAAAGTTACTAATACCAGAACCAGTAGCGTTAGCTGCTGTTTCATTAAGTTGAAAATCAGAATGAGCTCTGTTTTCTTGTAGTGCGATTTCTTGGTTTTCCAAGAGTCTAGCAGTAACAGCTCTCTTGTGCTTGTCACCGATGCTTGGAGCATCTTCGTGATCAAGGACAGGAGTCCATTTCTCTACTAGATTTTTATCTGCGTTAAACATTTTTTATTTCCCCTTAGGTTTATGTTTTATTTAATAGATTTAGTTATAGCTTGAGTGTAAGCAGCCATTGAATTAGAGATAGACTGAACTTCGTCAGCTTCTTCATTTCCAATTGCGGCATTTACTTCGTCAACTGATTCAGTAACATCTTGCTTGAAGTATGACTCTTTAACAACTGATACTTTCATTTCGAAAGTTTCAGCGTTATCGAATTCAATGTCTTCTACCAATGATGATAACTTTTCAGCTTCGGTTTCAGCCAAGCCTGAAGAATGTCTTCTTACGATTTCAGCTCTTTCTAAAGATTGAGTTGACTCGTATAAACGAATATTTTCTTCTGTGGTTTTATTGAGTGATTCCTCTAGCTCAGCAACCTGTGATGATAACTCATCTACTAGATCAACCTTACCTTCTGGAACTTCAATGTAATGTTCCTTGAATACTACCTGAAGTGCACTCATAAAGTCTTCAGCGATTTCAGACCTTAGTCCAGTCTCTACTGCTACTTCATTTTCTTTCATCCAGTTTTCAACAACATAGTTAAGGTATGAATCTACCTTTTCTACGAGTGAGCTCTGAATATCAGCGACTTCTTCTTCAAGATTTTGCGCGTATTCGCCTTCTAGCCTATCAATTTCAGCACCTACTTTACTTGCGTAAGCAGCTTCAAAAATTGCACCAGCTTTAACACGGAATCCATCTGACAATGTAGCTTCTTCAGCTACTAAGATATCCAAATCTTCAGAATAGTCAGCAGCCTCTAGCTTAGCTTTAGGTGCTTTCTTATCTTTAGCAACAGCATCAATTGTTTTATCAACTGATCCATCGTCTTCTGATTCTTCTACTTTTGTCAATTTAGCATATAGCTTTTGCGCGTCTTCTTTTTTGGCCTTTTTAAACATCTCCAATGCAGCGTTAATAACACCAGCTTTAGTTTTAGGGACTACAGGTGCAGACTCTTCGACTTTTTCTTCGTCTTTTTTGTCTTCATCTTCGTCTTCTTCAACCTTTGCTTCGGCTACTACTTCATCTAAAGCTTCTTCCTCGTTTCCAACTTCGTTTTCAACGAGCTCTTCTTCAGAATCTAGCTCAGCATCTTCAGAGATGTCTAACACAGCCTCTTCCTCTGCAACAGCAGTGGATTTAATTGCGTCTTCTAATGACATTTTATATTCTCCTATTAAGAATTAAAGTTTAGAGAGGAAATTTTTAAACGCTTTGATCTCTGCTTCAGCTAAATGCTTCTTAGGAGTACGCTTTATTTCAGTCTCAATTGATTCAATTTCTTGTGCAGTTAAGATACCGTTATTCCATATCCAATCAACACCTTCCATAATTCCATTGACAAATGCCTCTGGAGCGGAAGGGTCCTGGACTATATCTACAGTTGCAAGCATAAAATCCTTGCCCACGTAACTAGTACCATTCTTCTGTACAAGACTACCCATACCACGACTTGATACACCAAGCTTAACGCCTCCATCGAGCAAACCTTCAACGATTTGTCCCATAGGGGTTTTAAGAATTGATGCTTTTCCAATAACATTACTTCCTTCAAATCTGAGATCTGTAATCTTATGTGAAACTTTATCCAGGTTAATTGTTGGACCTTCAGGGTGATTTAATTCCCCTACTGCTCGTCCACTTTTCACCTGTTCGACTACGTATTTTTCTACCGCAGCCTCTAATATTTGTTTTTCATATATGCGACCATTTCTGTTCTTCTGATCGGCCTGCATAAACACGCCTTCAATGACGTGCTGTTTGCCACCATTTTTGGTAGCTTCTGTATAACATTCGATATTACTATCGGTATATTCAGATATTAACTTCATAGTTGTTCCTTTATGACTCTTCAGCTTCAGAAGCTCGATCGGTCATTGTTGATGCTAAATCGATTTTTCTTGCATCGAGTGCATCTTTTAATTTATCAGCCATAATGCTATTAAAGTTATCACTAGCTTTAACATTATCGTTACCTTTTAAATTATCAATTAATGATTCTATACTACTCATTTCAGTTCCTCTTGTTTATATATTTATAAGTTTTTATAAGTCAAGATCAAGGTCATCGTCATCGCCAGCATCTTTTTCTGCATCCATTTGCGTTCTAAGTGCCTCAATTTCGTCATCATCTTGTCTAAGAATATTTTTTCTTACCCATTCGTGTGATACATATTTACCTACATATTCATCAAGTGTAGCTAACATTTCAAATCTTTCACGAATGATTTCGGATTCTTTTAATTCACTGAAGTAATTATCCTCAATGTAATTAAATGCTATATATTCTTTCCAGTTTTTCCAATCTTCTTTAGTAATAACACCCTTTAACAAAAGCTGTGTTTTTAATACTTGCATGAAAATATCAGAAAATCTTTTTCTTATTCTATCAATAAACTTCTTAAATTTAACTTCGTCTCTACTTATCTCAGTAGCTCTACCTAAGCTAAATTGTGCTTCTTGCTCTAACCTGTTCATAGGAACATTTAAAGCTTTATATAATTTCTTTTGGAAATAGATTATATCATCTATTTGCCCTAGGTTTTCTCCACCTGGAAGTGTAGATATTTCAGTACCTCTACCACCTTCTCTTCTTGGTAAAAAGAAATCCTCTAACATTGACATATGTTTTCTGTCGTCTTTTACATCACCAGTCTTAGCATCATATACTAATTTATTACGATACTTATTCATGATGTTCTGTAAATACTCTTCAGCCTTACCCTTAGGTAAATTACCTACATCAATATAAAAAATTCTTCGTTCAGGAGCCCTAGATATTCTGTAAATAACTAATGAGTCTTCCATCATCCTTAATTGATTTACAGGCTTAATAGCTTTTTGTAAATGCGATAAAATTCTTTTACGGCTTGGATCTAACATACCTGATGTGCAGTATGCTATAGAATCAGGATGAATTTTAAGTCCCTGATTTGCTCTATCCATATGTACATCTTGAAACATGAAATATTCATGAGATTTTTTAATTAACTTTGCACCCGTCTTAGGATCAGTTTCTTCTTCAATCTCTTTAATCTTTCTAATTTTAGTAGGATCAATATATCTTAATTCTTTTAAACCAGCCTTAGGGTTTTTATCGTCTATAATCATATGATATGGTAATCTACCATCTACATACCATTTTCTAAATATATCATGTCCAGTGCTATTAAAGTTTAACAACTCTAAAACATTATCAAATTCTTTTCTTATATTCTTCTTAATGTTATCAGATATTTTTAATCTGTCTAACACAATTGCTACTGGAGCTGCATTAAAGTCTCCAGTAATAGCCTCGTTTACAATATCGTCAATAGCAGCATCGCATTCAGGCTGAACGGAAATGTCTCTATACTTAAATATGAGCTCATTTTCATTTTTTACTTTATCTCCATCAATATCAAGGTATTGGCCAAAGTGACCACCTGTACTAATTACACCAGTTCCTTCTGCTTCTGTATCAGGAACAAAGGAAGGTCTAACAGGTTCTTTAACCTTTCTATTAATCTCAAATCCGAACAATTCTGCCATAGTTTATACCTTTACAATATTGACAGGGACGCAATTGTCCCTGCCATATTATTATTTATACGACTAAGAAGTAGTGTCAGATTCCCAATAAGTCACCTGCATCTCAACTGTGAACTCTTCGATTGCATTCTCAGAGTCATAGTTTAAATCAATTGCAGATAAGTTAGTAGGATAACATCCTCTTACGTTATAAGTTTTTACAGTTTCTCCAGCCTTATTCAATTGCTCGATTACTACGTCCGACTGATATTCAGTTGGGTTTGATAATCCAGTATTTGCGTTGTGCTGATTAATTCCATTCATCCATCTTTCAAAGCTATTTCTAACTTCAAATGCAGCATCATTGATGACAGTTAATGTAACTGGTTCAAATGCTCTATCACCTGCTACTGACATCTTTCTTCCTCTGAAATTTACTTCAATGGGAGCGATTACAGAAGATGGGATAGCTACTGCTTTACACAAGAATGAAGTTAATTCCACATTTCCCTGAGCATAGCTTGGGAAGTTAACTGTAGCCTTAAACAAGTTAGGTCTTGCACCACCGCCTGTCAGCTTAGATTTAAAATCATCTATACCTAAAATTGCCATTATACTTCTCCTTAATTAGAGCCGGCGATTTCTGAAAAATCGACGCCTGTTCTAGTTGCTATAAAGTTCAAGGTAATGAAGTTAATAGATCTTGATGGCTTGATAAAGATATCAGCTACAAAACTATTAGAATCAATTACTTGTCCTGTATTATTTGTTTCGTCACAGATTACTTTAAAGTCTGTAACTCCTCTTCGGCCTTTTACATCCCTTAGGAATGGTTCAACCAAATTCCTAAATTGTGCTCTGGTGAATTCATCATTGAACTCAAAGAGTTGTCCCTTAGCAGCTGTAGAAATTGCTTTCTCCAATACGATGAATAAACGTCTAACGTTAATTCTGTCGAATGCTGAAGGTTTAGGTGATAAAGTTTTATCTCCGAATAAAATTGTTCCTTCTCCAGGGAAAGATACGAGTGGGTTGACCTTA